CGCAGCCATCAAAAAAGACATCCAACAAAGCGAAACGCTCGACCCAACCATTGCCAACAAGCATGTGTACAGCAGCCGCGCCGATTGGTATGCAACGGCGGCAATTACGGGGCTGAATGGCGTTGATTTGCCCGTTGAAACGGGCGTGCGCAATTTCCTTGTGCCGACCGCCTTGCGCGCCCATTCAAGCACGGGGCGCGCGCGTAAATCAGATGATTTGTACTGATTGCATTGATGAAACAGCCCACCCAACCCGTCGCATCGCTAATCAAAGCCCACAAAGCCGCCTCCAAAGCTGAGACGGCGCAGCGCAATGCTTCCAAAGAGATTCTAAGCGCTGACGATGTGGCGGGCGAATATGACGCAACGGTGCGCGGGCTAACCACCACGATTGACGGCGCTCACCGTGCGATTACTTACGAAGACTTAAAGCGGTTCAAGGGCAAGATTGCAGGCGTGCGCGCCAAGCTGACCAAGGCAGGACACAAGGGCGGAATTACGCCAAAAAGCATCATCACCATGTCGCTCAAGGTTGACCGCGAGCGCGCGCAAAAAGAAATCACAACCGCCGCACCGCTGCGCAAAGATGGCAGCGGATTGGTGGTATTTCGCACAAACGCCAGCGCACAAAGCAGCGATTCGCATCACTTGGTGCATGTGCGTTTTATGAGCTTTGGTGCGGCATTGGCAGCGGGGCAGGTGGACAGCAAGCTGATTTTAGCGCTCACCAGCGGGCGCGTGAAGTTTGATTGTGACTGTGGGCGGCACAGGTATTGGTATCGGTTTATCGCGTCAGCAGGCGGCTTTAATGAGGGGCGCGCAGAAAGTGGTTTCCCAAAGATTCGCAACCCGAATTTAAAAGGGCTTGCGTGCAAGCATGTGTTGCGCGTCATGACGCAAATCTCGCAGTCCCCAAATTTTAAAGCCTTTGCAAAGCAATGGATTGGCACATACCGTCAAGACGTGTCCACCAAAGCCCGCAATGTTAGTGCCAAGGACACGCAAGCGTTTGAGAAAGCGATTAAATCCGAAAGCTGGAAACAAAGGCAGGTGCGCCCAAGCGCGGCCAAGGTCAAGCCAAATTCACCCAACAAGCCGCAAGCCGCAACAACCGCCAGCGGCAAGAAGCTCAAGTTGATTGACTTGGCCAAGCAAAAGGCGGCAAAGCTGGCAAATGACACCAGCGAGCGCGCACGCAACAAATATATCAGCGACTTAAAGAACGCGCTGGACATGGGCGCTATCTCCCAATCAACTTACGAAATGGCAATGAAAAACTATGCTTAATCAATTACCCGAAGCCATACGGCGCAGCGCTCGCGTGCTAACCCTGCGCCACCCCAACGCGGTCGATGTGATGGTGGTGCGCAAGTACACGATGGACAAAGGCGATGACGTTGAGCCAAACACGATGGGCGGCGCATTGATGCTGTCATATGAAGACGAATCAGAGTACGAAACCGAAGAAATCACAGCGGCGCGCATGTTGTTTTTGGGGCAGATCCAAGGCGCTGACTTTTCGGATGGCGGCTTGTCGTACAACCCTGAGCAGGTTTTGATTAACGCCTACATTGAGCCAGTCGATGATGACGGACAGCTTGTTACGCAAGAAGTACCGCTTTATACGGATGACCGTGTGTTTTGGATTATGCCCAACACGGTGATTGAGTATCAGATTAAAGCGATTAAATCGCCCAGCAATATCCCGCCATACGTGCCTGTGTACGTGCTTGAGCCGCTCGAACACACGCCCGACACGCAAGAAATGCCATAAGCGCCATAAACCAACCAAGGATGTAAACACATGATTAACAACAGCAACTTAGGCCGCTTTGATGTGGTAAAAACCGCCTTTGCCGCTCATATACTGCGCGGCATTGACCAAATTGTCCCTGTCACACCTGCGCTTGAATCATTTCAGATGCGCGAGCGTGAAACCAAGCTGCGCGTCGCCCCCGACCGCATGGTTGATAAAACCGAAGAGCTTTTGAAAATCTATCAAAAAGACCCCGCCAAAGCAGGGTTCGGCTCACCGCTGCCCGTGGTATTGCTCGCGTTTGCAAAAGACGTGAACCCCATTGCGCCCGACCGTGGCATGTCCATTGTCAATCCCATCACGGTAGCGCTTGATGCGGGCGAATCGCCCGAATACTTCAGCGCCCGTTTTGACCACGTAGAGGCGCGGGCGCAGATCGCGTTTATTGCGCACGAATCCGAAACCGTTCGCGCCATGACTTCACAGATGCGCCTGTTTCTCAACACGTTTGAAGCGCACCGCTGGGATTTAAACTGGGTGTTTGAGGGACGAGAATTTACAACGACGTGCAGTCTTGAGAGTTACGAGCCGATGGATGAGTTGGTGGACATGGAGGAGCGTAACAACATCACGATTATCGTGTGGAATCTCACGCTCAATTTTCAAATGCCTTATTTGCGCGCAAGCGGCCAAGAAATCAACATGGATGGCACAACACAAACAGGGATTGATGCGATTAAACAAGTCGATTACACCCTGCGCGACGTGACCCAACCCATTTCAACGGGCGTGGTCAACCAAGAGACCGTCCAAAACAGCGACACCAGCGAGATTGGCCGTTGGAATCCATTCACCAAAAGCAGCAAATAACAAAAAGGTTAGAAATGAACGACTTAGCAAAAGAGCGGATTGAATACTTTGAGGCCGTTGCAAGCGTGGCGCGGATTCGCCAACGCAAACACGCAGCAGGCCACGAGGGCGAGTGCGAATGGTGCGAGCGCCACTCAAAGCGCATAGTAAATGGCGCGTGCGCGACGTGCCGCGACAAATACAAACTTGATTAACTGGAATAAGCCATGCTGATTTTATACGGTGACGAATTTAAGCAACAAGTATCAGGCGATGGCGTGTACACCGCCGCATTGCGCACCACCCTAGAACCTGTCCCCGTCACGCTAGAGGCCGTGATTCGGCTTGATGAGGGAATTGGCGAAGCATTTGTGCAGGGCAAAGAAATTAAAGTGGGCAACCATGGGGTCAAGCTCACCATCATTTATGCCAGCAACATTGCAAGCGACATTGTGCAGGACCGCGCAATCACCACGCGCCGAGTGGTCGCGCTTCAATCGGCAACGTGCGGCGTTTCGTATCGCCTGCAAAAAGCAATCATTCGCGAAAAGGCCACATTGTCGGAGCTGTACAACGCCTGCGGCGCTAAAACTGCGGTGGGCAAAGACTTTACGGTGGCGCGGTTTTATGCGTTTCAGGGCGATGTACCCAGCGTACAGATTGCCAAAGTATTGCAAGAGGAGGGCGGCGTTGTTTTATGGCGTGCCGCCAGCGACAAGGTTGAGTTTTTGCGAATTGATGATTTGTTTAAACAAAAGCCCGTTGGCTCAATCCCATCAATGACCAGCGAAACCAAAAAGAGCGGGTTTTTAGAGCGCCACGAAATCCCAGCATATTTCAGCATTGATGCAGCTGGCGGGGTATTGAGTGGCGATTTTAGCAGCCCGCGTGCGGTAGATTACGCGCCACAAAAAACCGCCAAGCAGCTATTTAGCATGTCGCAAGTCTTGTTAAACGTCAAAACCGTAGCCGTTGAATACATGCCCGATTTAAACGCGGGCGATGTGGTCACCGTCGGCAACAAGGATTTTGTCATCATCACCGCCGCGCACGCCTCAAACGTCAACAGCACAGGTGGGCGCAGCATGTCATCCACGTTTTGGCTGGGTGTCGATTCACGCAAAGAAAGTACCACACCATGAGCTTATTTCCCGCAGTCATTCGCGCCTACGACCCAAGCCGCCGCCGCGTGCGCATTCAAATGGTAGGCCTTACCGATGGCGACAAACTCCTGCCCGAAGCCGAGCTGATGTACTCATTGGGTGACAACTCAAGCAAAACCGAGATTGAGATAAACGCAGGCGATTTGGTGTGGATCGACTTTATCGCCAATGACCATCGTTACCCCGTGATTATGGGCTACCGCAACCCCGAAACGGGCAACCTAAATGGGCTGCGCAAATTCCACCACGCCAACATCATGTTAGAGGCCACAGGCACAATCACCATCAAATGCGCCAACTTTGTCATAGATGCGGATAGCACCAAGCAATCAGGCACGGTTGCAATGTTAGGTGCGGTCAGTATGGCAAGCTCGCTGGGCGTGGCGGGCGAATTAAGCAACGGCGGCGTGAACGTTGGCAAAACCCACAAGCACAATGAGAATGGCGATGGCGGCGGCGTGACAGATGATCCGCATTGATGGGGTTGTGTCATCGGATTAAAAACTGCTTGCGCTCTCGCCCACCGCCGCCCCGCTTTGACACCATTGCAAAAGTGGTGCATGGACTGGGTTTAAAGCTCCAAGTCACGCCGATTTAAAACGCACAAAACCGCTCCCCCAAACTTAACTTCAAATTGTATTTTTGCGTGGTGTTGATGGCGCGCTCCAGACAAATAAACCGCTCATCCGTGTGTTGTTTGAAATACGCCACGGTGCTGTCATGCAACGTGCCATCCAAACACACCAAGGCGGATTTAAGTTCGTCTTGCACGCGTAGGATTTTATTGTCAAAACCAGCTACGTCACTGACGCGGTAGTTGAGATTAAAGCCTTGCTTAATCAACACCTCGGTAATCAAATGCTCAGGCTTAAAATCAAGCGTGAGTTGCGCCGCTTTGTCCGCCATATATTGTTGCAAATCTGCTAAATTCTCCGCCTCGCTTTTGTTGCTATCAGGTGCAAACGTCACGCTGGGGAAGTTGGACTGCGTCAATTGAAACACCTTAAACCCCATTGGGCTTGGCAATGCGGCGACTTTGTCGGGTTGCTCAAGGGTCAATTTGTCGATGACTTTAGATGCGCGCGCAATCGTGATGTCGCTGATTTTTGTGTAACCTGCTTCATACGCGGGTGATTTTTCATCGGTCAGTTCAGGCAACTGCACGCAAATATACTGGCGATTGCCACCGTCTTCAAGGTTGAGTTCCATCACCGCTTGCGCGGTCGTGCCGCTGCCTGCGAAGAAGTCGAGGATCAGGGAGTTGGTGCGTACATTTGCTATTTGCAACAATCCTCTTAAGATTTTTGTTGGTTTTGGATTGCTAAAAATGTTTTTTATTCCAAATAGTTCCGTCATCAAATCATTCGCGCCTTGATTATGCCCAAACTCTTCATGTGACCACCAATTAGTGGCGCACTGTCCTTCTTCTTCTCGTTCAAATCGGAAATATTTTTTTCGCGGCAAACCGTCACCACGACGCGGAAAAAATATTCTGTTATCTGCAAATAATCTAAGATAAGTATCCTCTTCCCCCATCCATTCAGCATCAAAAACAACACCCGAATTTGGATTTGTTATCGCGTATTTGCTTCCCGACTGATCTGATCCCACTTTCCATGGTTTACTCGCCCAATCTCCCCTTGGGTCATTATCTGGATTTGAAAAATCACCTGTTAAATCAATTTTTCCTACCCCTGATTTTTTGTATTCAACTGAGTTTTTTGCATAGCACAGAATATGCTCTGCAACCAAACCAATCATTTTGGTTTTATCATTTGGTTGGTTATGCCGCCTTCTCCAATGAATATGTCCTTCAAAATTATCCGCCCCAAACACCTCATCACACAACTTCTTCAAGTTCGCTTGTTCGTTGTCGTCTATGCTGATGAAGATCACGCCGTCGTCGCGGAGCAGTTGCTTTGCGATCAACAAGCGGCTGTACATCATATTGAGCCAGTTGCTGTGGTAGCGTCCATCGGATTCGGTGTTGGTGTCGATTTTGACCCCGCCCGCCACCACTTGCGCATTTTGCCAGTAGGCTTGTTTGTCCTCGGTGAAGTTGTCGCTGTACACAAAGTCGTTGCCTGTGTTGTATGGTGGGTCGATGTAAATCATCTTGACTTGGTCGCGGTAGGCGGTGGACAGCAGTTTGAGCACTTCTAAGTTGTCGCCCTCGATGATGAGGTTTTGGCTGTTGGCCGCATTGACGCTGCGCGTGGCATCAAACTTGAGTGTGGCGGTGCTGGGCGTGAATGCATTGCGCTTGGCGTTGCGTTTGCCGTGCCAGCGCATCTCGTAGCGCTCGTTGTCGGTCATCTCCTCGCCCGTGAGTTGTTTTAATGCGTCAGGGTTGAGTTTGCCCTCGTTGTTAAACAAGTCGGGCAT